ATTTTTTTACTTTTGAAAAATGCGTCGCGGCATAAAAATTTATAAATACCCTATTGATGAAGCGACCGCGACCGCCGATTTAATAGGGTTATTTTTTACACTATGGAATACAATAAGATTTATAAACCAAAGAAATTTGATCGATTTACAGTCGTGCCGAATGTTATATTCAGGCACAAAGGAATTTCAGCGGCTGCAACCGGTTTATATTGTTGGTTATTTTCACACGAAGCAAAAACAGAAATGACCGTTCAATTCATTTGCGGCCATTTTAAGGACGGCAAAGACGCCATTAATTCAAGGTTAAAGGAATTGATTAAATCGGGGTTTTTAGTGCGTAAAGAGATACGAAACGGCGGTAAATTTGCCGGTTATAATTATCACTTAAGCGACAAACCAAAGAAGGCAAAGGCCACCGTAACCGGAAAAACCGTAACCGGAAAAACCGTCGCGGTTTTCACCGCTGCGGTAAATCCGCAACAAAGTAATACTAATAATACTAACTATATAACTAAAGAAATACTAAAAAAAGAAATACCCACAAAATCAAAAACGCCAATTTACAATGAAACTATTTTAAAGGCGTTTCCGCATTTTGTAGAATTATTTCCAATACAATATAAACCGAAAACAGAAAACCAAAAAAACAAATGGTTGGAATGTTTGGATAAATTGCAAAGGTTGGACGGCTACGAATTACGCGATATTTACAACGTGGCGAAAAATTTAAGAAATGACGAATTTTGGCAAAAGAATTTTTTAACGATTTTAAAATTTAGAAATACCGATAAAAACGGAATTAAATACATTGATCGTTTTATGGTTCAGCATAAGGCGACGCAAAAACCAATTGGATATCAAAAAATAAAAGGGTTAAACGAATTTTTTGTTTATACAAGTGCGGCCAATGGACAAAAAGAAATTGGCGCGAAAACAAAAGGCGGTGATTTATTTGAATTTCAAATTAGAAATTTAATGATGACAAATGAATTTCAGGAATTAAAAAAATATATTTTAAATGATAAAAATTAATAGTTTAAGCGGCGGCAAAACGTCATCATATATTGCAGCAAATTATCCGGCGGATTATAACGTTTTTGCATTAGTAACAACAACCGATAAAAATTGTTTGTTTCCAGATAAAAAATTACGTCAAATTGTTAGCGATAAAATAGGACGTGAATTTATCGGCACGTTGGAAGACGATAAAATAATTTATACAATGTTAGATTTGGAACAATTTATCGGTTCAAAAATTGATTGGGTTGTTGGAAAAACTTTTGACGAAATTACAAACAGAAATGGAAAAAAATATTTGCCAAACGTGACGCAAAGATTTTGCACAACCGAAATGAAATTGCAACCGATTTTTGATTGGTGGCGTAAAGAAATAAATGAAGTTGTTGAAATGCGAATCGGATTTCGTGCAAATGAACAAGGACGCGCCAAAACAATGTTGGAAAAAACAAACAAAAACGGAAATTTAGAATTTAAGGCAATTATTGGTAAAACTAAAAATGGAAATCAAAACAAATGGAAAAACATTGAATGGCAAAAACCAAGTTTTCCATTAATTAAAGATAATTTATACAAAGATCAAATTGAAATGTTTTGGAAAAATAAAAACGTTCGTTTTGCTTATATGAACAATTGCGTCGGTTGTTTTCATAGAACGCCAGTTTTACTAAAATATATGAGTGAAAAACACGAAAACAAATTCGATTGGTTTATGAATACAGAAAAAAAAGGCGGTTACGGAAAACGGACATTTAAAATTGGTATGAAATATATTGATATAAAAAACAGTTTAAAACAATTTGAATTGTTTGAGAGTGATTTTAACGAATGCGATTCTGGATATTGTGGTTTATAAAAAATACAACATACCGAATAAAATAAAAACGGACGTTTGGCAATACCTAAACGAAAATAATATTGGCAATCGTTTTGAATTTAACGGCAACAAAGAACAACAATTTGTCGGATTGGTTGGCGAAATAATTATCAAACGTTTGTTTGGTTTGGATCACGAATTCAAAAATGGATTTGACGGCGGTTTTGATTTTGTTTATAAGGGTTTAAAAATAGATGTCAAAACAATGGGCCGCAATGTTGACGTCAAAGACTATTTTGTAAATAATTTCGTGGCGCATCAAAAACAATTCGATTGCGATATTTACATATTTTGTTCGCTAAATAAAAAAACAAACGAATTAACGATATGCGGATTTTTAAGCAAAAAAGAATTATTACAAAAATCTATTTACAGAAAAAAAGGCGAAACAATGCAGCGGTCCAACGGTACGACATTCGTTTTAAAAACAGATAACTATCAAATTGAAAACAAAGATTTAAAAAATATTGAAAAATTATTTTATTATTTACCTAAACATTAAACATTATGAAAATTACAAACGAAGACAACATGGAATTAATGGCGCGTTATCCAGATAACTATTTTGATTTGGCGATTGTTGATCCGCCTTACGGGATTGGGTTTGACAATAAAATAAGAGATAAAAAAAGTAAAAATTGGGATAATGCAATACCAACAAATGAATATTTTATTGAATTAAAAAGAGTTTCAAAGAACCGAATAATATGGGGAGGAAATTATTTTCCTTATTTATGGGATAAAGGTTGTAGAGGTTTTATATTTTGGAATAAAGATGTAAATTTTAACACTTATTCTGCCGGGGAATTAGCTTATACATCATTTAATAAACCAGCTAATTATTATTATTATGCATGGAATGGGTTAGCTGATGGAATTAGAGGGAGAAATAAAAAAACAAAAACAATACACCCAACACAAAAACCGGTTAAATTATATGAATGGCTTTTAATGAATTATGCTAAAGACGGTTACAGAATTTTAGACACACATTTAGGAAGTGGCTCAATAGCATTAGCCTGTCATAATTTAGGATATGATTTAACCGCTTGTGAATTAGACAAAGAATACTATAATGATGCAATGAAAAGAATTGAAGACCATAAAAAACAATTAAGAATGTTTTGATTTTTAAAAAATATTTTTAATTTAGCAAAACAGAAAACAAAAACAAATGAAAACATTTTATGATTTCGGAATTGACGTCGGCAATAAGTCAACCGGAAAAATCAAAACACAATGTCCAAAATGCAGCAACACGCGAAAAAACAAGCGCGACAAATGTTTGTCCGTTGATTTAGATCAGGGTTTATTCAATTGTCACAATTGCGGTTGGGCCGGAACAACAAAGTTTGAAAAGAAAAAGGAATTTATTCGGCCGCAAACAATAAAAGTAAATTTAACGGACCGCGTTGTTAATTGGTTTGCGACGCGTGGAATAACCGAACCAACGTTAATTCATTGGAAAATAGGCGAATCATTGGAATACTTTCCGCAAGTTGGTAAAAAACGCCGCGCCGTTAATTTTAATTATTACCGCGAAAATGAATTAGTAAACGTTAAATATAGAGATTCTGAAAAGAATTTTAAAATGGTATCTGGCGCCGAATTAATATTCTACGGTTTAGACAATATTAAAACAATGGAAAAAATATACATTGTTGAAGGCGAAATGGACGCGTTGTCACTACACGAAGCCGGCATTTATTCAGTTTGCAGCGTTCCGAATGGCGCTTCAAAAGGAAATCAACGTTTGGAATATTTAGATAATTGTTTTGAATACTTTAAAGACAAAACAGAAATAATACTTTGTACCGACAATGACAATCCGGGAATCGAACTCCGTAATGAATTGGCGCGAAGGTTTGGCGCGTATCGTTGCAAATACGTCGATTTCGGCGACTTTAAGGACGCAAACGAGATATTAACGTCAAAAGGTGCGGAAACATTGCGAAACGTCATTAAAACGGCTAAAAACTTCCCATTAGAGGGCGTTTTAAATATAAACGATATTTGGGATAATGTTTTAAACTATAATGAAAACGGCGTCAAAAATTATTCAATAGGTTTGCCGGGTTCTGATAATTATTTTAAAATGTCATTTGGTGAATGGACCGTCGTGACAGGAATACCAAATTCAGGAAAATCCGACGTAATGGACCAAATTTGCTGCAATTTAGCGACAAAATATGATTTTCGTTGTGCAATGTTTGCGCCTGAATCATTTCCGTATGAGGGCCACATTAAAAGAATTGCGAATAAATTAAACGAAAAAAACTGTAATAACGACCAATTAAACCAAACAAAAGATTTTATAAAAGACCATTTTTTTTGGATTAAAATAGATTTAGAAAATTTAACATTAAAAGGAATATTAAATTCATTTAAAGAATTAGTATTTCAAAAAGGAATAAACGTTTTTGTTATTGATCCCTGGAATATGCTTGACCATTCAGCGCAACGCGATCATTCATATATCGGCAAAGCATTATCGGAAATTACACAATTTTGTCAACAAACAAACACGCATTTGTTTTTGGTTGCACACCCTCGAAAAATAGAATCCGATAATGGCAGCTATAAAAAACCAACACTTTATGACATAAGCGGATCGGCTGATTTCTTTAATAAGGCTTACAACGGTTTAATTGTATTTCGATGCATTGGACAAAAAACGCAATATAATTCGGACATTGTCAAAATGTATGTTGAAAAAGTTAAACGAAAAGAAAACGGACAATTAGGCGATTTTGATATTGCGCCCGATTTTAATAATGGCGGAATTTATAAAGACATTGATTTGGCGTCAAAAAAGTTTGAAGTAATTACGGACAATTTACCTTTTTAAA